TAAGATGGCATACGTATTTGGTGCTATAATGGGAGAGTTACTTAGTGATAATATGCAAGTGGTTGAAGTTCATCCTATAACCTGGCAGTCCTATATTGGTAACAAAAATTTTACTAAAGCGGAAAAGTTGGCGGTTAAAAATGAATTCCCTGGAAAATCAGAAACCTGGTATAAAGGAAAGATTAGAGAGCTTAGAAAATCCAAGACTATTGGATTTGCTAGTTCATTGGGTGTTAAAACAGAATCGGATAATGTGGCGGATGCTACTGGAATTGCGTGGTATGCTATAAATGAAATTGTATGATAGCAAAGACTGGTGTTACAAACGCTATGTCGTAGAAAAGAAAACAATACTTGAGATGGCTATGGAAGCTAAGTGCAGCCATATGACTATACAAAGATCCTTGCAAAGATGGGGTTTGATTAAACAACAAAGAAAATGGACTAAGTAATGAATTTTTTACATAAAGTTTTTCATCTAGAAAAAGATTTAAATAGAAAATTCTATGCAAATGAAATTAATAATTATTTAAATGAATATTCTGATGAATTAGATTCTGAAGCAATTGAGATTTCAAATGATGATCAATTAGCAAATTTTTATTCTAAATATCCTAAATTTAATATTAATAAAAAAATTGGTTTTAGATATGGTGAAGTTGGAGTATGGGCAAGCAATTACGCTGCTTGGAAAAAATTTGATGAATCAGGTTGTGATTATCTTATTTTAATGGAAGATGACATATCTTTTGAAAAAGACTTCTTTAATTTATTAAATCTGTATATGAAAGACCTACCACAAAATTGGGACATATTCTTTTTTGGATGTGCTAACAATGGAAGTAGTTTTTATAATGAAGAAGAGCACGGAATTGGAAGTCCTTATGTTTGTAAAGCTTGGCAAGGAAATTGGCTTTTATGCTATGTAATTAATAAAAAATCAGTTAAAAAGATTATTAAAAGTGTTGAACAAGAAGTTGTAGAAAGACCAATTGATATACATCTGTTTTATTCACCACAACATTTTAATATATATACTTTAATGCCTCATGCAAAGCATGGAGTTCACGGAGTAGAATTAGGAACTACAATACATCATCAGAAAAGAATAGGAGAGTAAGGTGACAGGATATCCAAACAAAGAAGGCGGTTTTCAAACTTGGATTACAGATCTTCAGTTAATAGCAACAGGTGCCCCTTCAGGTAATGCAATCATTAGAACCTGTTTAGATATAACAGAAATGCTTATAAAAAAGAATGTATCTTATGGAGATTCAGCACTCAGCCCAGTTAGAATTTTTGCACAATCTGACAATATTGAACAGATTAAAATTAGAATTGATGACAAGATTAATCGTGTAAAAAACAATCAAGGATTTGCTGGTGATAATGATATTGATGATTTGATTGGTTATTTAATTTTACTTAAAATTGCAATTGACAAAGATAAGGCAAATAAACAGGATGTTCAATAAAAGATCATTTTTTTCAAATGAAGATTTAGATACAAATATAGACTTATCTGGTTGCATAGTAATTCCTTGGAGAGAAACTGAAAGTAGATTAAAAGCTTTTTATTTATTAAAAAGCTGGTATGAATTAAATTTCCCCAACCTTAAAATTATTTTGTGTGATTCTGGCTCAGAAATATTTAACTTATCTGCTAGTAGAAACATTGGTTTAAAAAAAGCGTTTGATCAAGATTGTGATTTTGTTGTTGTATCAGATGCAGATGTATTTGTATCTAAAGAATCTTTATTTGAAGCTATAAAAGTTGCAATAAAAAATAATTCAATTGCAAACCCATATGATTTGTTTATAGAGCTTACATCAGAAGGAACAGATATGTTTTTTAATAATGAAAAAGAATGTATTCAAAAAGACTCTTGGAAAGGTGATGCCCCCGTAGTTTTAAATAACGAGCCTTCAAGTTTAATACCGTCATCTGGAGTCAATGTAATTTCAAAAGCTGTATGGGAACAGCTTGGTGGTTTTGATGAAAATTTTGTAGGATGGGGATTTGAAGACAATGCTTATTTTTTAAAATATTTTGATCAATATAAAAATGTTTATGATTATATTCCTGGAATAGCTTTGTCAATATTTCACAAAAAAGAATGGGATAGTAACATTAATAATAATCAAAAATATTTTTATGAAACATATATGAACAAGGAGAAAAGATAAATGGAGAACATAGTTTCTGAAACAGGTTTTTGGATTTCAAATAAAGACGAAGAACATTTATTTATTCCTGAATTATCTAAAGAAATTAATTATTATATTGTAAAAAACAATATTAAAACTGTCTATGATTTTGGTTGTGGTCGTGGTGAATATTTGCAAAAAATCAAAGAGATGGATGATAAAATTGAAGCTACGGGATTTGAAGGAGAACAAACAAATGGCATATATAGCAATATATTAAAAGCTGATCTATCAAAAGATTTAAATTTGTCTCCCGTAGATTTGGTTATATCCATTGAGGTTGGAGAGCATATCCCAAAACAATTTGAACAAACATTTATTAATAATATTACAAATAGTTCTACAAAACATGCAATATTGTCATGGGCAGTAGAAGGTCAATATGGCCTAGGACACGTTAATTGTCAAAACAATTCTTATGTTATTGCTGAAATGAATAAAAGAGGTTGGGTATTTAATGAAGCAGAAGCTTTAAAAATGAGGCATAATATGCCAGATATTTGGATTAAAAACACATTAATGGTTTTTTACATTGACAAGAGTGTAGATAGTGGAGTATAATTAAGTATGCCTACATATGAATATACATGCATTGAGTGTGATGAAAGTGCAGAAGTTACAAGGAGTTTTAGCGATCCCGAAGTAATACCTTCATGCACGGGTGGACATAGAATGGTGAGATCGTATAGCGCACCAGGAATTCAGTTTAAAGGGTCAGGATTTTATAAAACAGATAATGGATAATTCAATAGAGCTTGCTGGTCAATTTGATCAAATGAATAAAGTTGTTGAGGAAGTTCTTAAAGGTAACTCCCCAGCTAAGATAGCTTCTAGTCTAGGACTCACAAGAGTTCAAGTTGATAACCACATTAAAAGTTGGAAAAACTTTGTTCAAGATAGTAAGATAATTAGAGAACGTGCAAAAGAGGCACTTGCTGGTGCTGATGAACATTACAACATGCTTATTAAAGAAGCATGGGATGTTGTAAACGAAGCAGGAATAGCATCAGAGCTAAGCACTAAAAATGCAGCACTAAAGCTTATTGCAGATATTGAAGCAAAACGCATTGATATGCTTAACAAGGCGGGAGTTCTTGAAAGCGATTCAATGGCAGACCAGATCCTGGAATCAGAACGTAAGCAAGATATTCTTGTTGGTATATTAAAGGATGTTACTGCAAATTGTGAAAAATGTAAATGGGAAGTTTCAAAGAGATTATCTCAAGTTACAGGGCAAGTTGAAGCAGTAATAGTAGATTAATGTCAGATTTTAATTTATTTTTAGATGCACTTGAAGGCGATGAGTTTACAGAAAAACCAGCACCTCTTGAGGAATTTGTAACAAGTAAAGATTACTTGGGGCTTCCACCATTATCAGAGCATCAATATACAATGATTAAAGCCTCTACTCAAATTTACAAACAAGAAACACTTATTAAAATTTACGGGGAAGATGAAGGTCGAAAGATCTTTAAGCAAACATGTAATGAAGTAATCTTACAACTAGGTAAGGGCTCTGGTAAAGACTATACATCTACAATTGCTTGTGCATATATGGTGCATTTACTCCTTTGCCTTTCAGATCCTGCCAGATATTATGGTAAACCACCAGGCGATGCTATTGATATTATTAACATTGCTATTAACGCAGTGCAGGCAAACCGAGTATTTTTTAAAGGTTTTAATCAGCGTATTGAAAAGTCTCCTTGGTTTCAAGGCAAATACGTATCAAAAGCAAATATGGTTGAATTTGATAAAGGTGTAACAGTTCACTCAGGTCACTCAGAAAGAGAAGCTTGGGAAGGATATAACGTTCTTGTTGTTATTCTTGATGAAATTTCAGGCTTTGATCTTGAATCAACATCTGGAAATGAACAGGCTAAAACTGCTTCATCTATTTACAAGATGTATCGTGCATCTGTAAACTCTCGTTTTCCAGACTTTGGTAAAGTAATTTTACTTTCATTCCCACGTTTTAAGAATGACTACATTCAACAAAGATATAATGAGGTCATTGCTGAAAAAGAAGTTTTGTTGCGTCATCATAAATTTAAAGTAGATCCAGATCTTCCCGACGGAACTGAAGGAAATGAATTTGAAATGGAATGGGAAGAGGATCATATTGTTTCATACAAGATACCTAGAGTATATGCATTAAAACGTCCTACTTGGGAAATCAACCCTACACGCACAATAACTGATTTTACTATTGACTTTTATACAGATCCAACAGATGCTTTATCTCGTTTTGCTTGTATGCCACCTGATGCAACTGATGCGTTCTTTAAGAACCGTGCAGTAATTGAAAAAGCATTTGCAAATCCTAATTTAAATGTAGATTCATATGGTCGTTTTGCTGATACATTTAAACCAAATCCAGAAAAATGGTATTACGTTCACGTTGACCTTGCACAAAAACATGACCATTGTGCCGTAGCATTAGCGCATGTTCACAATTGGGTTACTATGAAAATTGGAGATCAATATAAAGAAGCAGCACCAAGAATTATTGTGGATGCTGTTAGATTCTGGACTCCAACTGCATCAAAGTCTGTAGATTTTACAGAAGTAAAAGACTATATAATTAGTTTAAGAGAACGTGGGTTTAATATAAAGATGGTTACATTTGACCGTTGGAACTCTCACGATATGATGCAACAGTTAAAAGCTCATGGAATGAATTGCGAAACACTTTCTGTTGCCAAGAAGCATTATGAGGACATGTCGCTTTGTATTACAGAAGAGCGTGTTGACGGTCCAAAAATTCAATTGCTTATTGATGAATTGCTTCAGCTTCGCATTGTAAAAGACAAGGTAGACCACCCTAGAAAGGGTTCTAAGGACCTTTCAGACGCAGTTTGTGGTGCAATATACAATTCAGTTGCCCTAACCCCCAGAGACCTTAACCCAGAGGTTGAGTTATATACGTATGCTGGGGTATTTGCTGACGAGTTAGATCAATTAAGAAAAGAATCAGATGAAAGATTAATTAGAAATAGAACTATTAAAATGCCTGAAAAACAAACAATGCCATCAAATTTGCGGGACTACCTTGGAATAGAAGAAAACGAAGACGAGTTCCCTATTGACAGTATGAGAATACTCTGATAGACTCCATCTATAACTACTAACAAAGGAATAAGATGCTAGGTAACGGCACATTAAGAACAATTGAAGATGAAAATGATATTTACATTTCTTTAACACAACTTTGCGAATATTTCACTCAGTCTGCTGTAAATATGCAAAAAGAAGTTGAAGAGGTTGATCCAAAGAGCAAGCGATATGCATCTGGATTACTTGATATGATGCATACAATTGCAGATGAAATTGTACAATTAGGTAAGTATGAAGCGCAGCGTCGTCTTATTAATAGTCCAGAAGATTTGCTGAAGATGATTGACAAAAATCCCTTCGGTAAGGTAGAATAAACTCTACTGATGCCCCATAGCTCAATTGGCAGAGCACCGCACTGTTAATGCGGGTGTTCCTGGTTCGAGTCCAGGTGGGGCAGCAAATTATCAACCTTCAACTAGAGAGAGTATAATAATGAATATGACAGTAGAACCAGTTGTAGAAGAAAAGCAATACATATTAAGCCCAATTGATCGTTGCGATCAATGCTCTGCAGAGGCACTAGTTCTAGTAAAAGGTGTAACAGGACAACTAATGTTTTGCGGTCATCATTACGCAAAAAATGAAAAAGCTTTATCAAAGTTTGCATATGAAACTATTGATGAACGGGACAAGCTAAAAGAAAATAAAGCAACAGAACCACCACACGCATAATTAAATAGGGACAATAGCTTAGTTGGTTAAAGCCCCAAACTCATAATTTGGTAATCGTAGGTTCGAGTCCTACTTGTCCCACAAAAGCCCCTCTAGCCCAGCGGTAGAGGCAGTGGACTTAAAATTCACACAGCGTTGGTTCGAATCCAACGAGGGGTACAAGGTTATAGGTAGCACTTACTTAGGATGTTATAGTTACATATTACATCCCGTAGCGTAAGAGTTGCGGTGAGATAGGGCAGCGTCATTCGGTGCTGGAATAACTACCTATAACCCCTGCGGATGTTGCATATTGGTAGTGCCTCTGCCTTCCAAGCAGAAGGGGTCAGTTCGATTCTGATCATCCGCTCTCAAGGGTCTAAGTGTTACGGTAGCACATCCGTCTCCAAAGCGGTTAGCCTAGGTTCGACTCCTAGAGACTCTGCAATGTAACATTAGTATGGCTTCTCATTGGTTTGAAGTTTACGCTAATATGTAGCGGAACCTGCAGGACGGCTACACGGTGTTGTCAGAGCACTCGGTTAAAGACCTTACAGTGTGGTGAAAGATAAACTGATCTGACTATTCTCAGATCGTCTAACGGTAGGACACCGCCCTTTGGAGGCGGTTATCTTGGTTCGAATCCAGGTCTGAGAGCGATAATGTTATAATAGGAGTACTATGCCATATAAAATTATTCAACACGGAGATAAGTTTTCAGTAGTTGCACAAAACACTGGACACGTAGCGGGAACTCACCCAAGCAAAGCAAAAGCGCAAGCACAAATGGCTGCTTTATATGCCAATGAACCAGAAGCAAGTGTAAAGAAATGCATGACTTGTGGTTGCGATGATTTAGGAAATGATCATCATTATGTTTCTGATACAGAAAAATGCACATCTTGCATTGATAAAGGTCAAGGACCTTGCTGGGAAGGCTATCAGTATGCTGGAACTAAAGAGCAAGATGGCAAGACTGTTCCTAATTGTATTCCCGTTAAAAAAGCTGATGGCGGATATCAACCAAATGCTGGTATGAAAGCTGCAGCACGTCGTGCTATTAAATGGAAAGATGCTGGTATGGCAACAGGTGCAGGCACTCCAGTTGGTTGGGGTCGTGCAAGAGATATTATTGCAGGAAGATCAATGTCGCTTGATACAGTAAAGCGTATGTATTCTTTCTTTTCCCGTCATGAAGTTGATAAAAAGGGTAAAGATTGGGATAAGCCTTCCAACGGTAAAATTATGTGGAACGCATGGGGCGGAGATGCGGGATACGCATGGTCTCGTGCTATTGTAAACAGAGAAAATAAAATTGAAAAAGAATCAGCGGGAGCTGGAAGATTTGGTGGAGGCGTAGGATTCAAGCTTGAATACAATGTGCCAGATTGCCAAGGCGGATATGCAATTACTAAGGTCGGAACAGGTCAAGTAATTGGATGTTATACAACAAAAGAGCATGCAGAAGAAGCTATGAAGGCTATTGCAGTAAATGAGCCTATTGTTAAAGGTGAAGTAACTGATCAAAATCTTGATGGCGTTGATGATCCATTAACATTTTGGGGAGCATCATTTTCTCCTTTTACCAACACTCCTAGGACAGGCGAACCTATGGTTCCTACTTATAACAGTCCACCGCAACATGACGGGGAGCCTAGTGTAGGTTACGGAAACCGTTCAGATAAACACGGTAGATCTAATTCATAGTTTGTGATATAATATATATACAGGATGCCGTAAGGGTCCTGAATTTAACTAACTTGCTGAAAAGGAGCTAAGTATGACAAACCTAACATATACAACAAATCCATTTACACAAATTCAAACCATTTTTAATGACCCATTTTTTTTGGGCTTTGGTGATCAATTTGTGAGATGGGAAACAAATAAGAAGACAACATCTTCATTCCCACCATACAATGTAAAACAAATTGATGAAGATAACTACACGATTGAACTTGCAGTTGCAGGATACTCTCGTGAAGATCTTGAAATCAAGGTGGAAAAAGATACTCTAACAATCAAGAGCGATAAGGAAAATGACGATAAGTCTGACTTCTTGCATCGTGGTATTGCTGGACGTAACTTTACCCAACACTTTACATTGGGCGAATATATGGCTGTTAAGTCTGCTTCACTTGAGAATGGAATGCTTTCAATTAAGATTGAGCGGGAACTTCCAGAGGAAGCTAAGCCTAAGACAATTAAGATAAAGTAGGGTATAATTAAATTCTGCACCCTTTCATCGGGGAGTCGCAGATTTGTCGGGGGAGACAGCGACGTTAAATAACTGGTATAGTCCTGAGCATGACTGTAAAAAACTGCTCTTTATTATTTCTTTTTAGTAATTGCTTCTTCAATTCTATCAATTGCGTCACGCAATGATGATCCGTGATTATTAAATAGTTCTTCTTTGATAATTTTAAGTTCGCCTTCAATGCAATCAAATCTTGCATTTCCTTCGGCAAGTCTTTCAATTACTCCTGGATGATCTTCTGTTCCGTACCAATCATCCATAAATCTTGTTGCTGATTGAATGAATTTAAAACCTCTTGCTAAAACATATCCTATTGAGGCTAATGCTGTTGAAATTCCACCGATTGTTAAGATTGTTTGCAAGGCTTTCATAATGAGTTAATTATACATTGTGATTTATATCACGCAAAATTATTGACAAAAATATAGTAAATATACTATAATAAGAAATAACCACTAAAGGAGAATCATGGGAAGCAAGAAGAATCAGATGAAGATCAAAGCAGCACTTGAAGTGCGTATTGCTAAGACTCCAAACAAGCCTGGGTTTAAAAAGCCTGGATCTATGAATAAAAAGAAGACGGGTTATGTTAAGATTGCCCCTCTAAATAAGTAGGGTATAATATAGCTATGGAAGCATTAATTAACGTATTAAAGGAACTACAAGCAGATTCAATGAACATGTATGCTCAGTCTCACGGGTATCATTGGAATGTAGAAGGTCGCATGTTTAAGCAGGACCACGCATTCTTTTTAGAAATCTATGATGATGTATTTGATTCAATTGATGATTATGCAGAAAACCTTCGTAAGTTAAATGTAAAAGCTCCGTTTGGACTAAAACAACTTATTGCAAACAGCGACATTGAAATTAATGATTCAGCAGAATTAAGTGCCACACAAATGTATCTTGAGTTAATCAAAACAAATAATCATATTATTGAAAAGTTAAAGAATGCTTGCGATGTTGCAGATGCAGCCCGTGAACAATCAATTCTTAATTTCTTTGCAGATAGATTAACAAAACATGAGTTTTGGGGTTGGCAGTTGACAGCATCAATTAAAACAACTATAATGTAAATAACAGATCAGCGTTCGGTTTATATAAAAGGTACTAGAAATAGTACCTTTTATATTTGCCTCCATAGCTCAGGGGATAGAGCGTTGGACTTCTAAGCCAAGCGTCGTAAGTTCGAATCTTACTGGAGGCACATGAAAAGAGATTACTTTAAAAAACTATGGTCATCAATTCTTTCTAACGGTGTTAGACAAGACGATGATGGTAATTGGAATGTCATAAATTCTTCTACTAATAAAAGAAGAATGGAGGGCAAAGGTTCATCAGTGGGTGGCCCATCAGGAGAAAATCAAAAGCCTTGGATACCTGCAAAAATTATTGTTACCCCAGATGAGCTTAAAGAGATCTGGGAAAAACAAGATGGGCGTTGTTATTGGTTTGGTGTACAATTAGATTTAGGATTACTATACAAGGATCACCCTGATTGGATGCCAAAACATCCGTTAGCCCCATCTATTGATAAAATAGATATAAATGGTGATTATACAAAGGACAATATAGTAATCACCTCAAGGTTCGCAAATTTTGGAAGAAATGTATGCGACTTTGAAAGATTTCATGAGATAGTCAAGACACTTAAGGAGAAATAAATGGCAGCAGATACAAGAAATCCAAATGCATTAAAAGTTTTAGCAGCAGCAAAGAAGATTGTTGATTCAAATTATCGTGAAGGCGAAAATAATGACACAATTATGGGAAAGTGGTTTGGTTTAAATCATCAACCTTGGTGTGCAATGTTCGTTTCATATTGCTTCAATGAAGCTGGATTAGTAAACTTAGTTGCAGCACAGGGTCCAAAAGGATTCGCATCATGCAATGCTGGAGCAAAGTGGTTTGCAAAGAATGGACAGATTGTTCCAGTCGGGCAAGCACAACCAGGAGACATTGTGTTTTTTAATTTTGATGCAGATGCAACAACAACAGAACACGTAGGAATCGTTTATGCAAATGATCCTGTTAAGCATGTATTAACAACTTTTGAAGGAAATACTAGCGGTGATGTTAAGGGGTCACAAGCAAATGGAGACGGTGCTTTTAAGAAGTCTCGTAACTATGGCTTGGTAATGGCAGTAGCACGTCCAAAGTGGCCTGCATAAAAAAATGGATTACGACCCATCAAATGAAGAGCATCGTGAGGCAATGGATCGCCTCATAGAAGAAGGTGCTGCAATTTTGGACGGGATTGATGAAGATGGTGAGCCAATCTATAAGTTTGATATGAACATATTAGAAGAAGTGATGCCAGAATTACATCAAGCAATGATGGATGATATGGACAAAGTTCTTATTGATTTATATCAAAAAGGCCTTATTGAGATTAGTTATGATGAAAATCTTAACGCTCAAATGTCCGTATCTCCTGAAGGCAAAGTTGCCTTAGAACAAGCAGGATTTGATCTTGATGGTTCTGAGGATTGGGAATTTTAAGGTATAATAATACACAAGGCGGTGATTTAAATGGATAACAACCAACAGGTAGCAGGTGCTGGAACAGAACAACCAGCAGCAGCTCAGCACGTAACAGAGCAAGCAGGACCAGAAGCAGGTATTACAACTCCTTCTGTAACTAATTTAGGCGTACATAACCCTTCAACAGCTAATGTAGGTTCACCTTTTACTGGTAAGGATGTTTCAATGACAACCCCACAGTATGCAGGCGGACCAATTGCATCAACTGAAGCAGGCTCACACGCATAATGAATAGCAAACAATTTTTTAATGAAGTTGTTAGCATGATCAAAGCTATTGGTACTTCATCTTCGGTTAACGAGGAACGAGATGAAAGATCAGTAGAAAATTACGTTAGAGGAAATGCTAACACAAATACAAATTCAAGTATAGGAGGTAACACAATCATGGCAAACACAACAGAGCCAGATCCACAAGGAAACATTGCAGTACAAAAGTCTTTTCCTTCAGCAAGCGGAGACTTGGTAAATCAAGAAACACGTCCAGTAGATGGAGTTTCAGTATCAGATGCACCAAATAATCCAGGAGTTGTTCCAAATCAGGAAACAATGCCAAGCTCAGCAACTTCAGCAATTGCTCCATCAAAGGAAGCAGAAATGCAACAACCTGCAAAGGTAACACTCGCTAAGGGTGAGACATGCCCAACATGCGGTCATATCGCAAAGGGTGATGAAGTTGAAGAGGAAGATTCAATCAAGAAGGCTGCGTCATGTGCAGATTGCGGAAAGTCAATGGACTTATGCGATTGCATGGGCAAGGCAGTAGATGAGAAAGAAACTCCAGCAGAAGCTGCTAAGGAAACTGCAGCAGATGAAGCTAAGGAAATGAAGAAGTCCCTATGGGGCGGAGCATTTGCACCAACTTCAAATCTTAAGTAATTAATTATATATACGTATATATGTGTACAAGGACGGTAACCCCGTCCTTGTCCATTTAAGAAAGGAAAAAATGAGAGTATTAGTTTTTGGAAGTAAGGACTGGACAGATTATAACGATCTGATTAGACAGCTTACCGTATTAATTGATGATCGCAAGCACTTTTATCCTGATGATTTAGAATACACGTTTGTACATACAGGTATGCGGGGAGCTGAAAACATGGTCACAGAATACATTGGTAAAACAGAGAAGTTCCTTAGACAAAAAGGTTATAGAATCAAAGAGGAGTTAGTTAGAGATAAATCAGGTTTAGCTGATCATTCTTTAATTGAAGCTATGCCTGATTTTGCCCTTGTTTTTGGCGAGTCGCCAAGAAATAGATCATGCATTAAACTATTAGAAGCATACTCAGTGCCTTACAGATTTGTTAAAGAATAGGCTTGACACAAGCGTATATAAGCTGATACAATTAGATATAATAAACCCCTACTAACAAAGGAAATAAATGACAAATATTGAACCATTTGGAAGCTTGCTTCTAATTGAAGAAATTGAACAGTCAGAAAGAAAAACCAATTCAGGATTGGTATTGGCAGCTTCTGTTTTAGATACAGAATTAAAGCGTGGAAAAGTAATTGCTGTTGGTACAGGAGATTACGATAACGCTGGAAATAAACACGAAATACCCTTGACATTCGGGGATGTTGTAATATATAATGAAGGTAACGCCACTGAAGTAACAGATGCTTCAGGAAGTAAGTATTACTTTATTAACTGGCGTCATTTATTTGGAAAAGAAAGTAGTCTCTAATGCCAAAGATTGTATTAGATTATAGCAAAGCACATGAGTTTGTAAATAAAAATAAGAAGAATGGCTTCTTCTGGGATGGTTATACCATTGTAAAATGGACACCAGGATCTAACGGATACATGCAAAAAAATGGTATGTATCGAAATAATCAATGGGGTTATTCCTCAAGATACGAAGTCAATTCCTCTGGCATGTGGGAGTTAAGCGACAAATATGCCAGATTTATTTAGCCAATTAGGTTTAGATGAACAAGATGTTAGGTGGTATCACTTAGCAGCTTGTAAAGGCATGCCCATTGATTGGTTCTACGATATTTATGAATCAGATAAAGAGATGGCAAAGCAAGCTGATCAAGTATGTTTACATTGTCCTGTAATTAAAATGTGTCATGCACAAGGCGTGGCAAATAAAGAAAAAGGAGTTTGGGGCGGGGTCTATATGGATCTTGGAAGACCAGACAAACAACATAATTCACATAAAGATCCTGAAGTATGGAAGCAATTGAAGAAGGCACATGGTAAAAATATCGTACACGGTTGATATGGCAAAAAAGATACGAGACATTAAATGTCCCGTAAAAGGTTTGCAAATGGACATTAGAGCAAGACCAAACTATCTTGCTTTAACTGTGTATGAATCTAATATCATGGAATATAGCGAGAACCAACGTATGCACGTTATGGAGTATTTGCTATTAGTCAGAAAATTGATCATGTCTTACGGAACACCATGTGAAATAGAGGGGATGAAATATACTGATGAGCAATTACGAGAGCAACGAAGAGCTTCCAGATAAAACTGTTTCTTATGTCTACATTCCAGATGAAGACATTTACGGTACTCTTATTGCACAAAATACATATTATTCTATAGTAGAATACTATGATAATGGCGTAGGCTACCATATTGAAGTTGATAATGATGATTACATTGTTGTTGATGAATTTGGAATAGGCTATGTTGACGAAACCGAAGACTATGAAGAAGAAAGTGATGATTATTTATAATGCTATGTTTTAGCTGTGGAAAGCAAAAAAATGAGCTTCAGCCCAAAAGGTCAGATATAATTAATGGAGTGACACTATTTATGTGTCAGGCCTGTCTAGATGCAAAGCTTGAGCCTAGATGGGTTATCGTTTTGGGTGGTAGACAAAACGGCGTAGACTCAGTAAGAGATTATATTATTAAGCGACGATACGTAGGCAGAACAATTGATGCCGAAGAATTGATTGCTTAGAAAGAGGTTGTGATGCTAAAAATTAGCAATGATATGGAAGAAATTATTAATCAGGACAACGCTGTTGTTTACTTTAGTGCTGAATGGTGCGGACCATGTAAGCAATTAAAGCCACAATACGCTAAGGCTGCGGTAATTGATGCAGATACTATGTACTACGTAGTAGATGTAGATAAAGTAGGATCAGAATATTTAAATCAGTATGGTATTCAAAGTATTCCCCAAATTTTTGAAATGAATAAGGGATTGATTAACAAAAAGATCACAGGAAAAACGTCAGATGCTATTCTGGCAGAAATGGGTAAAACAAATGCAGCGTAATAAGTTAATGATTGCTATTGCTTTAGGACTTACTATGGTAAGTACATCAGCGGTTGCAGCAACTACAGCAAAGAAACCAGATTGGGTTGTTCAGGATAAGAAGGTAACTCCAGGAGCATTGAATCCTTCAGTTACACAATCAAATATTGCTACAACAGTTTGTAAGTCTGGATGGACAGCAACAATTCGTCCAACAGTAACATACACAAACAAGCTTAAGGATACACAACTTAAGACAACATATAAGTCTTATGTTGCTATTTGGGGTGCAACTCCAGGAGGATATGAGGAAGATCACTTAATCTCACTTCAACTTGGCGGAGATCCATCAAGCGAAAAGAACCTTTGGCCTCAGCCATATGCTGACAATGGTGCACGTAAGAAAGACGTTGTAGAGACTGCTCTAAAGCGTTTGGTATGTGCAGGTACACTTAAGTTAGCGGATGCTCAAAAGGCTATCTTAGACTGGCCTACAGCCTATAAAAAGTATGTTACAGCAGCAGATGCTGCAAAACCAGACACATCAGATAACTAATTAAAGGGATAGAAATGACAACTATTGTTGGATTATGTAAAAATGGAACTGTAATCTTGGGTGCAGACTCACAGGTTACAGATGGAGACAGACGTAATAATAGTTTGGTCATGGAAAAGATTACCAAGAACAATGGATATCTTATTGCAGGGAGTGGGGATTCTACTCCTTGCGATATCCTTCAACATATATTTAAACCACCAACACCTACTGTTGCTGAAAGAAAAAATATGTACAAATTTATGATTACTAAGTTTGTGCCATCAATGAGAGATTGTTTAAATGAAAATGGCTGGAAACCAGCCAACGATGACGATTCTGGATTCAGCATGCTTATAGCCTATGATGGAGAGCTATTTGACATAGGTGATGACTTTAGTGTATTATTAAACGATACGGGCATATACGGGGTCGGGAATGGCTCAAAATATGCCATAGGAGCATTATCAGTAGGAGCAACAGTAGAGGAAGCTTTACAAGTTGCTGCAGATAATGATATATATACATCTGGACCATTTCAGATTGTAAAACAGACCAAGAAGGTCACAAAGAGTTCGTAACAACCGTTACGATAATCCTGATCAGGGATAAAATAAACAAACTAAACTATAGGAGAAAAATGAACAAGTTCAAGAAGATTAGTGCAGTAGTTGCTACAGTTGTAGCACTTGGTGCACTATCAACAGTAACGGCTTCAGCGGCAGTATCAACTGCTCTCACAGTCGGAGGTTCATCAGTTTCAACAGGAACTGTTGCCTCAAACCCTGCAGTACTTCCAGTACCAGCAGATAACAGCGTAGATTCAGCAGATGCACTTAAGATTGCACTTACTGGTCTAGACACAGGAACAGTAGTTTCTGCAAATGCAACAAATGCAACAATTGTTCCAGCATTGGCAACAGTTTCAGCACCAGTTTCAGCATCAGCAGGATCTGCATCAATTTCAATTAATACAGGAACAGGCACAACTGCTGAGTTCTATGTATACACAAAGACAACAACTATTGGTACAGTAGTTGTAACTGTTGGTGGAAACACAACAACATATTATGTTAAGGGTTCAGCAGGACCTGCATACAACCTTTCAGTTGTAGGTGGAGATTCAGCAAACATCTCAACAGTATCTAAGGTATACGCAAAGACAACAGATATTTTTGGAAACCCAGTTGTTACAACTGTTCCAACAGTTTCTGTAATCAATGCAACAGTTGGTGCAGTATCAGTTTCTGATACAGCAACAGGAACATTCGTATTCGACCTTACAGCACCAGCACTTGTTGGAACATCAGCACTTTCTGTAAACATTACAGCAACAGATGTTGCAACACTTGCACCAGCAGTTAAGACTGTTACAAAGTTTGCAACAATTGCAAACCCTGCAGATGCACTTGCATCAGCAAATGCACAGGTTGCATCACTTACTGCACAGCTTGCAGCAGAGAAGGCAGCACACGCTGCTACAAAGGCAGCAGCGGATACCGCAGCAGCAACTGCAAAGGCAGCATTCGATGCAGCAGCAGCAACTTACAAGGCAGAGTATAACGCTCTTGCTACAAAGTGGAACAAGGCTAATCCAAAGGCTAAGGTCGCACTTAAGAAGTAGTAGACTCACCTTGGGGGACGGGAATTTAATTGTCCTGTCCCCTTTGGTTTACTAAAGGAGATAATATGGCTGACATTCCATTGTCAATGAATGAATTAGAAGATATTGCAACAGAGGTAGCAAGAGAATTGCTAGAACAATGGGCAATTGATGATAGATTTACAGAAGAAGAAGAACTTGAAGCAGCACATAACGCAGCAAGTGACGCAATTTTTGTTATCAATAGATTCATGGAAGCGTTTAACGATCACATGATGATGAAGGCAGAACAACAACAAACTAAGTTAGTATTGCCAGAATAATTATTTTAAAATAGAAAAGGGCTATAGTTTACACTATAGCCCTCTTTTATTTCTATTTACTTCTTTGATCTTGCTCTACGTTGTTCAACTTCAACATCTGCAACAGATGGTGCCGCTGCATCAATTGTTGAGAATGCAGCATTGATTTCATCTGCAGTTAGCTTTCCGTCATCCATAAATGCACGAGCAAGCTTTTCAATTACTGCTGCAACTGCTGTAAGTCCTGCTACAGTAATTGCCTTTGCTGTAGAGATGCCTGCAATTGCTCCAGCACCAATAACAGCAAGACCGTTAGCAGCAAATACTGCAACGATACGCATTAGAATATTCTTAATATTTTTTACGCCTTCCATGTTATTCCCCTTCCTTTGGGTTACGAAGTCTTAGTGTAATGATCCATAGGACAAAAGACACTAAAGTTACTTTCCCAATTACTGTTTTAGCAGATCCAGTGAGAACCAACCATGCTGAAAATAATCCAACAAATGTCCAAATTTCACT